CGGCAAGAGTTATGAGTGTAGACACCTTTTTCACCTTTCAAACATCTAGAGGTAATACCCCAAATGTCTTCATTATAGGTAAGGGGAATATTATATTTCTCTTTCCACAGCAAGAGCAATTCCTTTACTGCTTGGATCTGAGCGTCTGTGTAATCGTGAAAGAACTTAAATCCTTTGTATGGTTTATCTAAAGTGCAAACTTGATCGGCTGGAACTACCTTATTTACGTAGTTATAAAACTTACCATCCTTTTGTGTAAGTTGCCCCCAATTGCAGATTTCAATTCCAATACTTGTTTTATCCAAACTTTTATATGGAACTCCATTAGCAGTAAATACAGAAGTTTTAAGTCCCAAATGATATGCCCAAAACTTTGAACTAAAGCCCTGTACCACTTCGCCATCAGCACTAATGGATACACAAGTCGCAATCTTATCGGGGTTTGAGGCCCAACCTTGAAATACAATGTGAGCATTAGGGCCACCAGCAGTGTGATGCAAGAAGATTTGAGTTTTAGGATGTTCTTCTGCAAAATATTGGTTTTTAGGGAAGTCAATTTGGGTCAGTTTCATTTGTTAAATATTATCTTCCTAATGAATTTAAAAAAGTCTTAAATATTGTGCTGATTGTATCACATTCTGCATTAGTTAAACCATAACCAACAGTAAATAAACCAAAGGAACGAGTTGTTCCCTCTGCTGTTACATTATCAGTATTAAGAGCACCCATAAATAAATCCAAATTTGGTACGGGGCTAACTACACGATTTGATGTATATTCTGCTTTTTGAACACTATCGTGTCTAACACGCAAGTCGTTCTGAGCCTTGGTCGTAGTGATATAATAACCACTATTACCGGGATCTAAATAATTATAAACTACCGCACGGCCAGCTACGCCACCATTTGCCCACATATCCGTAAAATAATTCTGTCCGGTACCATCAAACACAAAGGTCATACGATCATCGCCATCTACAATTAAAGCATCTTGAATAGCGCCCCAAGCGATGTTTCTAGCAACAGTATTTGCATCAGGAGTATAAAATGATATGTGTATATCAACAATTGTTGAATATCCTAAAGTAGCAAAGTTTAAATTTAAATCTCCAAAGCCATTTGTAGTTCCATCAAAGTCAACCCCTTTTGTAACAGAAGAAGCGCCTGTTCCCCAACCTATTTGATGTTTTGAGATATTAACAATGTTAAATGTTTTAGCCGATAAATCAGCCCCAACAAAAGGATATATTGCATGAAACTTAGTCCATAATCCTGCGGCTTTTAAGGCCCTAACCATTTTATTTAATTCATCAATTTCAAGAAGACTCTTCGTCTTATTTACTGCAACAAACTTTTTAACATCAACATCTAAATCGTCAAAGGCATCAATAATTTTTAAACCACCGGCCGTTCCCACAAAAGCAGCAATTTCTGCCGCTGAGATGACACAATCTCCACAATTTTTAGAGTACCGATTTGCAATGCTGATTAATTTATCTTGTTCGATATCTTCGTTACATTCAATATTTTCAAGAGCAAATTTTAGAAATAGACCTTTTTTAATATTTGATTCATATGATTTACAAGGTTTATCATATTTCATATCTGCATATTGCTCTTCTATGAGTGTACAGATAGTCTTATCTACAGCCAAATAAGCCTTGATATATTGTTCTGTTGAATATTTAACAGCCACAACTTGTTCGTATTGAAGATGCACAACCACTCAGAGCATCATTGATGTCTGCATAGATTTCTTCAGCAAGAACATATTCCTCACACTCCATCACTTGTAACATTTTATCATAAAGCAACTTTAAATCAGCATAATCATTACAACCCATGTCACCCAAGGCAAGTTTACCCAATGCACATTTGATGCTTGCATCTCTAAAGGTATAAGTGGTAACAGATTCGCTATTTCCACTTACTGTAAAAGTTGTTACAAATTTCCAGATACCATCAACTAAAGTTAAAGTAGAAGAAATATTTTGAGATCGTACTAAATCATTATCGAAATCACCAGCCGTCATTGTAACAGTGACTGCTGTTCCATTTGGACTAGTTGCTATTGTGCTGATTGCTGTAAGAGCTGATCTTGCTTCGTTCGGAGACCCCCAAGCTGTAGGGTTTGTCACCGCATTGTAGTCACCAGTAGAATCGACAATAATCAATTTACCGGTAGAATGAGTAAAGGTTACTATTGGATTTACACTTAATGCCATATATCAAAGATACAAAAAATGATTTATTTTCCCCCTATGTCTGTGAGTTTTTCATAGTCCTCTTTGTTTATGAGACCTTTTTGCTTCATTTGCTCAAGTATATTTCTTTGACGGTTCTTAAAGTCTTTTTCATAATTTACATTGGCTGCTGTTCTCGCCTTCGCATAAAGATTAAAGAAGTTCTCGATTGTCTGCTGGGCCATAAATAAATTACCATCTCTAATATAACTCTGTGTAGTTCCAATAACACCTTTTTCAACAGCGTTGTCAACATCTTGCATTGCGTAAAACTTAAGTTCGCCTCTCTTTTTTAATTCTTCACGATATGTTTCCATAGGTAAAGAATAAGTAGCACTATACTTCTGTCTTATTTCATTCATGCCTTGTTGTTTTCTAGTGTCTCCAGTAGAGAAGACGAATTCATTTTTCTTTTGATCCGCAATCAAAGACATCAAATCCATTTTTTCTCCTTCGAATTCGTATATGAATTCTGAACCCGTCATTTCTGTATATGCCAAAGCCAAATTAACCATAGTAATATGGATGCTCATTGAACGTCTATATAACTCTTTTTGCTTTTCGACTTGTGTAGGAGTCAAAGTAAAACCACCTTTGTAAGTTCTAGATGCAAATGGGTTAATCATAGTTTCCAAATAGGCCATTGCGGTTCCAGGCTCAGATGTAGTTGTTCTATACTGCATATCCTCACCAAATGGTCCAATCGCTGCTTCATAGTACTGATTTTTAGCCAAGAATGATACGTTACGATTTAACTTCTGTACAACATTGGCGAAAATTTTACCGATAGTCCTAGGCATCAATCCATATACACCTTCATTCATGCTTGGTTCATATTCAGGATGCAATTGGCTAAGACTTTGAATTGACTCTGCATTGCCCTTACTGATGACAGATAGAATAGACGGAGAAAATACAGAAAGTGATGCGGCTGCTGTGCCTGAGGCCCAATTCGTAAATTTAGCACCTTTTTCATCTGTAAAAGCCGAATAAATTCTTGAAAATCCTTGCATCATTGGAAGCTGCTTTGCCCCACTAGTCAACAACTCGCCAAATAAAAGACCACCCATACCATAACTAATTCCTTTTAGTTTACTGCCAGTCGTAGTCATTTCTTCATTATATGCTCTATAGGCAGAACTATATGCACCCAAAGCATAACCACTGATACCCATGTTATTAAAGGCATTTATTTTATCGCCTTTTAAAACCGCACCGCCTCTACGGATTGCAAAATTGTCTAAAGGTTTGCCGCTCAAAAGTGCCTTGAGATATTCCTCATGAAGAGTTCTATTATAATTACCAGCCCTCAAATTTGCGGCAGGATATAATTTGTCCTTATCGTCCCCTGGCTCAGAAGAAGCAATTATAGCCCCGGCAAGAACAGCACTCAAAGCAAATGCAGCAACTCCAAAAGATACCTCAATTTGAGCAAAATCATATGTTACTTGACGCTTTAACTTGGTCAGTTCCATCTTAGCCTCTTCATAGGCTTTTTTCTGAGAATCTGAAGCAAATTTCTTTACTGCTTTAGGGTATCTCTTATCGAATTCTTTTTGTTTCTTATCGTATGTTCTCTGAGACCCATAGTATATCGCTAAAGCAGCAGGAGGAAAACTCTTTTGAGTTGCTACATATATCACGTTTGCAGGAACTTTTGCAAAAGGAGCAACACTCCAAACAAGAACATCGGCACTTTGCAAAGCGCCTAGAGTAGCTCTTTTGCCAAATTCTATTTCATTACTTGTCTTTATTGTTTTATAATTAGCTTTAATATTCTTACGAATTTTTCCTCTAACTGCACTAAGTCCTTTTGATAAGAAGTTATCTCCTAAGAATACTTTTTTCAAACCTTCTTGTTCAAATGGATTATCAGCCTCAAGGCCATAATCAACTACAGATAATAATTTCTTCAGAGTATTTCTATCAAGAGCAAGGTCTCTATCTGCCATATAATCCTCAATAAAACCACCCGTAGCACCGCTTGTAGCCGTGTTTTTGAAATAGTCAATCATTGCTCTAGTGGTATAGGCATTGGCAAATGCTTTATCGCCACCCAAAGCCATCAAACGACCAGTGATTTCTGTGGCTTGTGGAGCAAGCGTCCAACCCCAAAATAAACTAGTTAATAGTTTATATGTCTTACCATCAGCAAGTTCCAAACTACCATCTTTAGTTTTATATATTACTTGATTAAACGCATCGGCATATTCCTCATCCGTCATCTGCCATAACTTTTTACCATTGATTTTGCCCAAGATTGACCCCATCATTTTATAACCCAAATGGGTATCCTTAAAGAAGTTAATTTGAGCCAACCCATCGTAGAATTTTTCAATATAATTAGGATCGCTCTGAAAACCATATTGTAACATCTCGGCCATCTCACCTAGAGTTTTATCCCTAGACAATGTTGCTGCGTTCCACCAATTTCTAATACTAAATGTATCTGATTTAACACCGCCTAATCCTGCATCATATGCTTTTCTTGTTGCAGCTACAATTATATTTTGGTTAAACATAGCATTTTCTACGTTTGCAAGTACAGAAAGACCAACAGTTTGAATACCCAACAAAGCACGGCTACCACCAGAAGTAAGTCTATCATTCCAAAACTTAGGTTTAAAATTATCCAAGAAGTTCATCATTTCTCTAGCAGCATTTTTTACTTGCTTTTCTACTTTCTTTGCCTCGGCATAATCCTCATCTGAAAAACTATCCATAAATTTATCGGCAGCCGCATCTAAATTATCTTTTGATGTATTTAACTCCGATACTAATCTTTCTAAATTCTCTTTTTGTTTTGGAGTCAATTGGATTCCATCACGCTCTAGGCTTTTTGCAATCATGTCACCCATCTTTTTAGGGAATAGGTTTCTTCCTAATTGCAACATAAAACCAGCATTTGATAAAAGCGCACTGAAGGTCACTAGACCATCTCTAAGCCCTTCTTGGGTAGTTACCCCCTCCAACTCCTTACGCATCGCTACAGCGGCCTCTGCCATGCCTTTTTCTTCAAATGCATCAGCATATGCCTCAACCATAGAAACAGCATCTACGAAATCCATACCTGCTCTCTGCCAAGTTTCGTATAAATCCTCTGCTACCTTCTTCTTTTTGATTGTACGAGTATCGGTTGTTAGCTCCTCAAGATAATCATCGCTAAAATTCTCTGACTCAATCGCATTTTTTATTGTTTGGCGATAATCTACTCCAAAGGCATCTTGGTATTCTTGAGCAGTTCCAATATCCATATTGTACATGGTTCTGAATATCTCGTAATGACTAAAGCCTTGAGACAATAAACCAGCAACTTGATCTGCCATAGGCATCATATAGTTGGCATTGATTAAATTCTCAATCTCAACAGCAGTATCTTTTTTGCTATTGTTTAGTTTTTCAATGCTTTCTAAAGCCAAAGCAGCGTGTGCTTCTTTGTATTTAGCCTCGTCTACATATGGCAATCCCAATTGGTCTTTGATATCGCCCAATAAATAACCTTCTTTTACTATATTTTTAAGAGCTTCTGCCTCAGTAAGACCTGACATAATATCAGATTGGAAAGCAGGACTAATATCAGTAGGATTCAATTGAGACTTATTTGTAATTTCTGCTTTCTTAGTAATGATTACACCAGCTGCACCAAAGGAGTTGTCCTTAGTTACATTTGCTTTATCGCCTAATAAAGATTGAACGTAATCAACTAACTCGTTTCCGTCAAATCCTTTTTGGAATACTTCTACATTTTCGCCTTTTTGTTTACGGGTGATTATAAGACTCTTTTCTTCTGCTCCAGGAATGGCATTCTTAGCACCATTTACATCGCCTGACCATTTACGGGTACTGATTACTGCCTTACCATCAACATTTAATTTCTCAAAGATATCTGTAACGATAGCATCACGGATGTCCTTTGGTACTACGTTTAATACATTCAATGATACAATACCATCGTACTTCTTATTGATTTGATCTGAGGCCGTATATGTAGCCTCCTCCTTACCTTTCCATCTTTCTGGATTAGGTTCGTAAGAATCAACCTTGCGACCCAAAGTATTTGACATTGCATCTGTTCCGAGACCCAAACCTGCACCATAATCCAAAACATCACCTTGAATATTTTTAATTAAATTAGCCGCTTTTTTATATGATCCAATTGTTGTTGCAACTTGAGTTGTACCACTAGATTCCTCAGAACGAACCTTTTGGGATTTGTTTATTGTTTCATCAATTTTTTTAGCTCTTTCGATAATATCAGAAACTTGACCTTTTCTAGTCCTAGGATACAAAGACAATGCTGCTGATGCTTGCACGGGTATCTCTGCTCCACCTTTTTTATCAGAAGCAACGAATCGTGCCTCTGGGAACATTTCATTTACATAGTATTTACCATTCAACACAAAAGCATCACTTCCGTAAAATTTAGAATTGAATTGTTTATGTTGATATGTTCCTTTTTTGCTCTTATCTATAAAATCTTGTTTTTCAAGATTAGGGTCAACAAAGAAACCTGTCATTGTAAAACCACTATCTTCCAATCTCTTTCCGGGCGTTTCTCCTTGGAGATTGTTCATAATATTTTGGTCTACATACTTACCATAAAAACTTTCTTGACCAAAACCTTTTTCTTTCAAATAATTTCTTAATTGATTTGCTGGTTGACTACTATTTGCTTTGCCTGTACCAACAAAGAATTTTTCAAAAAATGCTCTTCTTGCATCAAAGCCAAATCGCTTATTATTTTCAGATATAATAGCTTGACTTGTACCTGCAGGAAGACCTCTTTTCTTTTCTGTAATTAGTATGTTTGTAATTTTATCTATTGACTGAGGCTTTGTAAAATCTGTATTTCTAATAATGCTAATTAATTCTGCAAAAGCATCGTTATACTTTCTACCATACTCATTATTGGTTCTGAAATCATTAATGAATTCTACTAATTCATTTTTAGCCTTGGTGGTTTCATAATTTCTATCCTTGCTAATAGCCTTTAGAACATTTCCAAAATAAGTAGCCGCATAAGCATTGCCAAAAGTAGCAGCTGGTGCTTGAACCATTACAAAAACAGCAACGGGATTGCCAGCCATTTCAGGATTTTGTGCATCACGTAATCGGGCTGCTTCTTGAGCCGATTCCCAAATCGATGGTATTTTAGCATCGTCACTAGCGGCAAAACCAACATTATCAGCTATGTTCTGATTTATAAAACTATAACCAATACCCCCTTGGAGAATTTGACCATCTACAACTTTACCAATTCCTGTACCATCTGAATTTGCTACAAGTATTGCTCCTCCGCTTGTAGAAACAACATCATACATTGATTTTCTTTCTTCTGGAACTTGCAATGTAATACCAGAGTTTGGATCTACTTCCCAAGAAATATCAACGGGCTGAAATACTTTAGCAAGTTCTGATTTATTCTTTATTTCTTCGGGATTCACATAACCACTTAACAAAATATCTCCTACTTCTCTTTCTCCATTGTTTTCATTAACAACTTGAACTTGCGCATTTTCAATTTTTGTTTCAGTTGGTTGTGGTACACCACTTACTTCTTCTTTTTGACCTTCTTTGGGAGTGACTTGAGGTTTTGCTTGGGGTTTTCCTTCGACCACTTCTTCGCCAACTCTGGCTTCTGGCTGTACAGAAACTTCATTTGTGCTTTGCTTTTGAACGGCATTTGTTTCTAATTTTTTATTTACTTGACCTGACTTAATAGAATCGGACAAAGCGTTAAAGAAGTCACTTACTTCAACAACATCCGCAGTATTCTTAAATGGAGTAATAGTACCAAATGTAACGGTAGATACAAATTTATTGATGAGTGTAGCAATTTTTTGCAATAAGGTCGGGTCTAATTTAGTACCTTGTGCTGCCATCATTGCTGTCAATTGAACTAGATATTCCTCTCCTTGTTCTACTTGCTTGTACTTGTTAACAAAGTCAGTCAGTACTTTATTGTCTGAGTCCGAAACTAAAGCAGACAAACTATTTTTGAAATCAGCAAATAGTTCTACATCTTGTCCAAATACTTTTAACAAAATAGCGTGAGTAACTTCGTGAGCAACTGTGGTATCCTTTGCTGTATCAAGGTTTACTTGAATTTCAGCACCATATGTACCATCAGAATACCTTACTGAAGTTTGATTACCAATTGATCTATCACTTCCACCAATTTCAGCCATCTTCGCCATATATGAATCATTGGTATGGAGAAAAATTCTAACACCTGGCAAAAGTTTATCTAGTACCTTTTGAGCATTTTTAGTTTGTTGAACAATGTTATCTACTTCTACTTGATTACGAGTGCTAGATGCCATCAATTGATTCAAATCATATTGATTATCAGCAGTTGCCGCATTTAAATTATCACCCGTATCATAAAATTTAACTTGCTTACTGCCTTTTTTACTAGCAGTATCCTTGGTCATTTCTTGTACGGTTGCATTGATATCAGTATCTTTGGTATTAACCTTGATTAAACCTGTCTCAATGGCTTCTTTATTTGTTTCGATGATTTGTGCTGCTTTCTGTTTGTCAGTTACATACTTAAAACCACCTTTGTTTTCAAATACAACAAAGTCCACATCTTTACCGGACACAAGGTCTTTCATTGTGGTCTTAATTCCTTCAATTTTATTTTGAATAAATTCTCTAAGCACATTGCCTTCGGGAATCTGTTCTAAACTACTCTCTAACTCTTTCTGTTGGCCCATCAAGTCAACATAATACTTACTCTTGTTATCGTCTTTAATTACGCTCTTGGCCCCAGGGTAAGTAGCTGCAATATCTACTACTCCTTGTTTTACTGTTTGGAACTCTTCCATAGTAATCTGACCCGTCTGTAATAAATATTCTGGAATGGCTGTTGCCGCATTTGGACCTACTACATCGATAGCACTTGCAATCATTTGATCCAAACCTCTTTGTCCTGTAAATTCTTTAAAACTAGCAAGTCTCTTTTCTCTCTGAACAGATTCGTATCGTGAACTTACTACTCCTGCACCAGACATAACTGCAACACTAGGCAAAATTTCTAAAGCCAAAGTAGGCCCCTCTGCTTTTGCGTATTCAATAAAGGTCGCATTCTTGTATTTTGGATCATTATTTAGTTTAGCAGCAGTGTAATTTTGAACAAGTTCTGTTGCCAATTCAGGAGCATATTCCACACCAGCTAGTGTAATCACATCTTGAATTACTGCCTTAGCACTAATTCCTCTTGCTGTTTTTAAAACACCACTAACAAAAGGAGCAAATTGAACTGCATATAAAGGCAACATCGCTGATTGTACTTGAAGCGTTACCTTTGCTGAATTTCTTGCTTCTATTTCTGAGCCCGTTTCTGCAAATTTATCTTTATAGTTTTGACCTACTTGATCAGCAGTATCTTGAGCCCAAGAAATCATACCACCGATATAAGGGTTTTGTGTAAGAACACCAACAGAAATACCCAAAGCCAAGTTAGGAGTCTGATCTAAAATACTAGAAAGCGCTGCTTCTGTAGACTCAGCAAAACCATTAGCACCTGCAAAAGTAAGATTTGACTTCTTATTATTTACCTCTACAAACTTCATATACTTAAGCATTCCAGTAAGAGGATTATTTTCATATCCTACTGTTGCATTAAGAGCCTCAATTGCATTATCAAAGGTTCTAGCAGATGCAGCTTGAATTCTGTCTCCAGACCACTCTAAAAGAGCACCTACCTTAAAATCAGAATCAGATATTCTATTTGCTAAACTTTGATTTGTGCGTCTTTGATTTTCTCTGCCGTCCATAAACTCAGTATATGCATCTTTCTGCATCTGAGTTAATTTTTCCATTGCGGCAAAACTTATCTTTCCATCCTTTACAGTTGCATCATATTTAGCATACAATTTCTGCAATTCAAGATTTTTAGTTTTTTCTACTTCAGATTTCTTTAATTTGAAATTCTGTTCTGCTGTACTAACTAATTTATTTCTAAGTTCTACTCCTTCAGATGTTGCTTGTGAGACCATTCTCGCATAAATCTCAGCATCAGCCAAGGCTTCTTCTTCAGACATATATTCGCCTTTTTCTTGACGACTTTTAATCTCATTTGCAAAACCATCTAATTCAATTTGTTTTTGATTAGTAAAATTACTTAGTTGGTTAGTGATATTTTCAACGCTTGAATTTTGTAGATCTTGTAAAGATGTAAAACCATAATTAGCCAAGTTGCGAACTTCTGATTCAAACTCTTGAGGAATTTTAGTATAATCAAATACTGATTTGCCTTCCTTTGCTAATTTAGCATCAAATACTTTTTTCTGACCTTCGCTAATCAAACGATTTTCTGATTCTTGTTCTACAAGTCTAGTCAAACGTCTAGTTACGGCTGGTTTAATTTCTTCGGGAACTCCGCTCATTGAACTACGAACAAATTTCTCAACTTGATCTGCTACCTTCAAAGGATTAACTTCTACAATACCATCATCATTCGTAAACAAAAATCCTCCAGGATTGGGGTTATTTGCAGTTGGCTGAATCCACACACCATCTGTAATTAAATTTTTAGCATCTTTAGATAACTCTCCGTCTAATTTCTGATTGGCAATTTGTTCTTCTTCGGGTGTTTTAACAGGTGTATTTTGAAATTCACTATAAGACGAAAATACCTTTGCTCTTTCATCTTTGGGAAGAGTTGTAGCCTTTAATATACTTGGAACCTTAGGCTGGACTTTTAAACTTTCTGGAGTAAAACCTGTAGCACTTGTAATAACGATTCCAGATTCTTTTAGTGATTTTTGTACATCTACTTTATCAAAAAGACCTTTGCTTTTAGTATAAATATTTTTGCCAAAAGAATCACTTATTTCTTTGATTTGATTATTAAAATAGCCTTTATCCTTAAGTTCTTTGTATTTCGGATCAACACCGAGTCTTTGAAAATCTTGCAAAGCACGAAAAGAACCTTTGTCAATTTCACTCTTATACTGATTGAGTTTTTGTGAATATAAATCAACCATCTCCTTGTCCTTTGGATTGACAGCAGGAGCCTTTATAGGCGGTGCTATATTAGACTGGAAGGATTTACCATACATAGGTACTTCAGGCATTACATCGCTGTAAACACCGGCCATAGAAATACCTTGAGCCTCAGCTCCTTCCGGACTTACAACTTGATTGTCTTGCGGAACTCCCACCTCTGGGGTAGGCTCATTCCCAGCCAATTGCAAATTCGATAAAGAATCGCTTTCTTCTTTTTTTTTTAAGTATGATGTTGCATCCTCAACACCATAATGGATTTTCATATCCTCATTTGCATCGGGAGATTTTGCCAAATAGTCTTCAAAATCCTTTTTGGTTGTAAAAGAGTTATTAAATCTGTAATCAGATTTTAACTCATCGTAGAGTTCTTCGAAATTATTGGCCATTTAGATATAGATTATTTATGTAATCGTTAACTCCTTGATAATCGTTTTTTTCCTTTAATTTTAGGTAAACTGGATCTCCTAATTTTTGATTGAATAATGTAGTTGCTTTAGTAGCATCTGCTTTTTGTGCGGCTATATTGTCTTCGACAATACGAGACTCCATTTTATTTCCTATCAATCCTTGAGCACTAAAATTCTTAGCAGGCATATATAAATATTGTCCTGGTTCTCCAAACATAATAAAAGGTTGAACACCTAAGATATTCTTAGCGGTATACTTTCCTACTTTTTGTATTGGAAATATTCTAGTAACTCCATTAACTGTTTCTTGCCCATAAGGTAATACTACAGACTGAACAACTTTCTTATCGGTTAGTACAGCACCCGATGCTACACTACCATCTGCATTAGAAGTTTGGCCTGTGACAGCACCACTATAACCATCGGCTGGTAAACCATAAGTGTCGTGAGTATAGTATTCAATGTCAACACCAGCTGGAGATTTTCCTAATTTAAGCATATCTTTAGTCTTAGTTCTGCTTATCACACTTTGTTCTTCTGGACCTCCAAAATTATTGATTGTTCTACCTCTTACCGTAGTAGCCTTAACTGTAGGATTAGCGTACTCAGTAACGTACTTCATCAAGTAGTCTTTAAGTTTCCTTTGGTCCTCCAAAGTATAGTAACCAGTTTGTTCATCAACTTTAAATCCTAAATTTTTAGAATCTACCAATTGAACCAAAGCCTCTGGATTTTGATCCATATAATTCAAAACCAAATCTTCAATAGCCTTTGGTCTTCCGCTAGGATACAGAGATGGATTATCTTCAAATGCTTTTTGGGCTGCTGCCATAGTAACTGGTCTTTCTTGAACAGTAGTTGTTCTAACACCGCCCTCTCCAATAGGAGTATTGTATGTAGAAGCAATAGTCTTATCAAGAGTTTTTACATCAGACTCAAGTTCTTTTTCTACAGGAATAATGCTAGCCCCTCTGTACTTAGGAACACCATCTGCATTTAATTGAAAGAATGGATCATTTGGAATTGAACTTTTTGCTAACCTAGCTTGTAATTCACTATGTGACTTTGCTTTACCATTCTCCACTAAATACTTTTTAAAGTTTTGAGTAAAGTAAACCTTGTTTTTATCCAAACTTCTAGTTTGCTCATCAAACTTGTTATACTCATCGCTTAGTGATTTGTACTTAATCAACTCTAAGTCGAATTCATTTGCTAATTTATAACCTTCATTAATCCAAGCAGGGTTTCCGCTAGTTTTAAGTTCGTGTAATTTATTTACATATTCGCCAGCAACTTTAATCAAATCAGGCGCAACTAAGCGATTATAACTACCATCAATCTTAAAATTCTTTTCTAATTCTTTGCTAGCATTTGCAGCCGCAACATCTGCCTTAGCAGCACGAGTTTTATCTGCTTGAGCAGATTGGAAAGCAAGACGACCAACTCTTTGAGCGCTATCTAGTTTTCCTTGTAATGCTATACCTTGTCCTAAACTAGTTGGGGTTGCCATTAGAAATATTTAGAGTTAAATGGTTTTGGTTGAGAATATAAACCTTGTCTTGGGTTCATTGCTCCGGTTGAAAATGCTGGAATGCCTCCTGTTTTGTATTGGCTCGGAGTCCCAAACTTTCTATATAAAGATAATGGATTTCCTAAGTCATAACTTGGTGCGTCTTGACTCGTATTCGATACACCATTTATATCTCTGTACATTTGTCTATCAGCATCTGCATTTTCCATAGACATTTTAGATGTCGCATATCCTTCTAAAGCACCCACACCGCTGTAAACAGCATCTTGTACACCTTGACCAAAGGTAGCTTGCCTTCTGTCGTAAGAAGACATCTTATCTCTAACATCAGCTTGTTGCAAACCGCTTATTTGTTGATTTGCTTGCATTTTCATACTCAAACCTCGGTCAATTGCCGATTGATTCATAGCACCAATTTGCTGTCCTAATCTACTTGTATTAAATGCACCAATTCGTCCCAAAGCAGAACTCAATTGACCTCCGGACATATCTGTAAATTGTCTGTATTGTCCTGCTGTCTGAGACGCTTGCGTTTGTTCTGCGATAGCTCTAGTAGTAGCATCTACACCCGTCTTAGCCATTCGGTCTCCAATAGCCTTATTCTCTTGAATGGGTCCAGCAGCGTCCATAAATTGTCCCCTGTCTTCACCCTTCATACCTACAAGTCCTTGAGCACTTTTGACACCTCTGTAAATACTTGTTGCTAATTGTACTCCTGCTAATATTGCTGGTAATGCCATATATTACAAATTTAGTTAATTATTATTGATTATACAAACGAACCATCGCACGGAACTTGACAATAAAATTAATCAACTTCTGTTTACCACTGCTCGCCTCAAAGGTCATTTTCACTTTCAACCACTTGCCCCACAAACGAGATGTATCCCCATTGTTAAGTCCAGTTGAAGCTGAATCATTTTTAATAGGACTATACCAAAGGTCCTCCCTCTTCTCAAACTCGGTTTCATCTAAATACGATACGTGGTTTGTGGTTGTCAAATATACATCATAAGGTTGTGTATCCGTTACAAATTGTAACGCTTCAAAATTCTTACTGATATTTGGTTCGTAATTCATAACACCCGTAATTGAAGGTATTGCGTATGAACCATAGTAGGTTGATTCTGCGCCCCTATCGTGCAGATATAATTGTTGGGGTAGTGATGGATTTGGAGACCAATATAAATTCTTATATTTTAAATAAATATCAGGCCAGTAAGAGTGAAAACAAACAAAGCCATTTTTTATTTCATCATAAACCAAGGTAAACTGTTTGTTCGATGACCCATCATTATATTTAAAAGTAAAAATAGCTTCGCTATACTTATCATTCCATACACCATGTACTCCTAGTCCTGTCAAATGATAGTCTTGATTACTAACATACTTGCCATTATTTGTCAAGTAAGATATCATACCCTTGTCTGAAATAACACGAGTTCCGTCTTGTCCAAAACGAACAAATTTCTGTAATTGATCATTATACCAATAGAATGTTTCTTTTCCGGTTGGAGTCTTACCTTTTACATGGCTCCATTTCTTAAACATACCTATTGATGTTAATTCTTGCCCACGAGAAGCCAAGATAGAACCACTGCCTACAACAACATCTGTTCCCTCTTGCGCTCCAACCAAAGAGGCATCACGGAAGTATTGTCTCTGTACACTATTTGGTTGCCATGTATAGAAAGAAGCGTTTATAATATCATGGTGTACAATAGGACCAAGTGTTAAATCTAAATCTGCAAAGTCTAGTGGCTTAAATAATCTATAGTTATCTTTCTGAGACCCAATTACTTTTTTAGCAGACCAAGTAATACGAGATGGTAAAAAACCATTATATTTTAAATTTGTATTATAGCCACTTTCTATAATCGAATCATCTTTGTAATTATAAGATCTACTATAATTATTTTGATTACTAACTTCTGGCCATTGCTCTAACCAATAAAACAACCCAGTACCAACCGAACCATTGGGTAAAGCTGTCATTACTGGAGCACCCAAATAATCAACCCAATAATTTCCGGTAGCATCTTTGGCTAGATATTGGGGAAATACATAACCTGGACCTGTAAAAGTATCATCATGCTCTAAAATATTAAACATCTGAAGATTTCCTGCGTTCTGTGAATAGAAAGATACTCCATAGCCCATTCCCCACAATAAATCATTATGCGGCATTCTCATGATTGCCATATGTGATTTTTGTATAAAAGAATCTCCTCCATACACAGAAATTGAATTTAATATTCCATTTTGGCCATCTGATAAAATATAATAGTGCCCAGTTGATTCATAAATGCTTAATTCTTTATTAATAGGGTATTTTTTATTACCGCCCAAATCTCTGAACAATTGACCATACCACATACCATTGTCAGTTAGGGCTGTGTTAGTATGCGCAGTGGTATTAATTTTAAAAACTTCACAAGCACTATTTTGACTATATACTTGTCCAGTCCCAAATTCATATGAGTTAGATACAGTATTTGAATCTAAAGATGCATTTTTTCCAGTTTCTAAATGGGTATGAAAATTAACATTGAATTGTGTATAATCTTGATTAGTTGCACCAAAGTATCCTCCATAATCTTGGTATGAACTGTTATTGCTACCATTGGCGGCTCTTTGATTTGCTCTTGAATGGCCAGAAAATATTGCGTGTTCAAATGGAGCAGCAGCAAGCCTTATTTTATCCGTGCCTGCATTGGCAGTGTATGTTGTATTATTAAAATATAAATCTGGACTATAAAAAAATAAATAATTAGATTTATCTACAGTGCTCGTACCTCCACAGCTTGCTGTAATTGAACTAAGAGTAGTATAGCCAATTGCTAATGTTTGTGCTGTACCAAAAATATAACCAGCATTGTTTCTCATCAAGGGGTTTGCAACTCCAGAAGTAGTTCCATTTACAATTCCCAAAAAAGGAACGAGTACGGGAGTGGCAAAACGATTATCACCATGTGTTGCAGCAGCATAAAAAATTCCTGTTGCTAAAACTTCTGGTATCCTTTTAGATCTTACAATTCGAAAAGAAGAAATCAAATCCCTTACATAATTTCCACTTACAACACTATTTAAATTAATGTTGTGAAACTTTACATAATAATATTTACTTCTATTATTTGAAGTGTCTTGTAAATTAATATCAACTCCACCAATAGAAGAATCTCGTCTTGTGCCTACAACATTTGTAGCACTTCTATCAATTCGAATATCATCTACCCAATAAGGAGAGCTCCACTTACCAGTATTTTTCCATTGAACTTGAATACCAAAACGATAGGTATCATTGTATACATAAGAAGTATAATTTAAAGTATTTAGCGGATTTAAATACTCTCCGTATTTATGGTCGGTATATGAATTAACTAAATTATTATTTTGTTCAAATGATTTACCTATACTGTCTATAAATCCTTGTTCAATAGTGTGACGAATAGCTTGCGCCCAAGTAGACATATCTAAATCAATTTGCTCGGTTAAATTACTTAATGTTAAACGATTATCAAAAACTTTAACAGACTGAGCAGTTAGATATCGAGATGTAATTGCAACTAGTTCATTATTACCTAATTGTATATTTTCTTGACCTAAATTTGTGTGTTGTACTGTAATTTCTGTTTGGTCGTCCAACAACTTAGAACGCTGTACAATCTTTGATGTAAATGTAGCATCTGTATATTCAATAGCAACCAACTCAAAATATTTATATAAACCAGGAATAATATTTTTAACAGTTAATGAAACTGATTTATTCGTATTTGCACCATTGGCATCACCTCTAATTTCTGAAGGTATGTTTGTTTTAGCAACATAAATGTTAATTGGATTTGTTGGATATAAAAAATCTGTAGGTATAAAATCTTCTGTTAAAAAACGACCTGTATATCTTTTGTTTCCTGGAGTCAAAAATCCTCCTGTTTCTTCTACTAGAATATTATCAAGATAAGATTTAGTATTGTTATAAAACAAAGTTGATTCAAGATCTATTGTCTCTAATTCATATCTTCCGTTACTTGTAAATAAAAAAGCGTCTGTTGTGGTAATTAGACTATACTTAAGATACATAGCACGTGGCTTATTATATCCATCTGTCCAATACAAATTTACCTCGTCCCCATTTCTTTCTATTTCGGCTTCTATTCTTCTTTGAGTTGAGAATCCCATTTTTTTACTGCGCAGTAAACGCACATAAGTAAAAGTAGAATCTGCGTTTGTACTATATATAACTCCTATCTCGCTTACCTCTGATGTAATACCACCACTCACCACAGTTCCTGCGCACCATACGAATAAGTAATTTTCTAATTGCTGAGACCCAATTACTTTAAAATCTCCACCCGTAGCATAGTATTCTGATAGCAATTTAATGCTACATAAAGTTGCTGTAATATTATTTACCCGCAATACAAAATCTGTATCAGAAGCAGTGGTTATATCAAAATAACCTGTATAAGTTCCTGTTGCTACAAAAGGAGTAGCAAGTGGAAATACTGCTGTAAAGCCTGCTGAGGAAAATAAAGAAGTATAAAATGATTTTAATGAGGTAACATAAGTAGCCAAAACCGAAGTTGCAATATTTAATGTAACCGGACTAGTAGGATAAATTGTACCCGTAGAAGTTTCCAAATAAAGAACGCCCTCGTTTGCACTTACACTACCATCTGCAATCTTGCTTGCGTCAACATATATACGATATGTTTTTGTAGAAGATGTATAAGATGGAATTGCTTTTAGCATTTGATTTCCAGTAGTAGACATAATACCACCAAAGGTATTGCCATCAGTCTGGCGGTGTCTAATATCATTTGCGTCTACATAATTTCCTTGGTTTACATAAGCCAAGTCGGTATCTTTATCCATGATACCACTAGGAGTAACTCTAATAGTAGGCATTATATATTTGCTAATTTTTGGGTTTGGAATTCACGCTGATAGTTTTGCATTAGACCAACGCCATAATCTTTTAAATATCTGCGGCTGTATTTCCAACCAATATATGCTACAAGCATGCGTTCCCAATCTTCAGGTACAATAAATACACCATCTTCATCGGTATATAAACCAAAATATTTTACAACTATTTTACTACCATCGGGAACTATACTAACAAAAGTATTATCAACAACAGCTGAGTATTTAACAAATATCAAACAATCTCCTTGAATAGTATAATCAATCTCAGGACAATATTTTTCTCCGCTTATGCAATGATAAACTTCAATCATTTTAGCAACATCGGCTGGCAAAGTTGTTTTTTTATCGTTGACTTCTAATGTCACATTTTTTTCAATCAATTTGCTCATTGATTTGTGTGTCCGAACCGCTTGGTTAATCAAAACCTCAAACCATAAAGCATTGGCCTCATAACTACAATTGAGTTCCTCACAGGCTGCCGCTATTACATCATCCATTTTCATTATCTAGGTATTTCGGTTTGATTGGTATTAGATATTTCCACAGGCCTTTGAGTCTTTCTCATAAGATCGCCTGTAACAAGTTCTACGATTTCTCTTTTCAAGTTAGAATCAACTGGGTAGTGATCAATCGTTTTATCAAAATTAGGAATGGTTGTAGGATTATTAAACATCGCACGCACCATAACATAAACCAAATGAGTATTATTAAAAAACTGAAGTACCATTGCGTTTTGCTCTAAGTGTTTGTAATCCCACATCACTTCTTTTTTCTTAGCGAATAAAGAATGTCTAGTTAAAGTAGAATATCCTTTGCGAATTCTAACGAATGGCTTAAGACCATCTGTGTGTCCTACATAAACAAAACCATCGTTCTGTCCATCAACAGAGATTACATTAGGGCACTCGAAAGTAATAACCGCACAATCTTTCTCCCGTGTCTCAAATGAAATGTCTAAAGTTTGTACCCAGGCATCATTGATAAACTTACCAACCTTAATCATATACTGACCAATTAGAGTGGCTCTAGCATTATGTATTTTGGTTTCTAGGTATTGATCATCCCATCGGGAATCATTATAACCCATACCGCTATTCAAGTCGCTACGAATCTCCTCTACTATTTCTGATAAAAAAATCATTATGGGTTTTCAATTATATCTTGTTGAGCCATTTGCCGAGTCATTGAGTCTTTTGTCTGAGTCCCAAAATTCAACACACATTCGTCCATTAAACGATATAGAAATTTACTAACGTAAAAATCTTCCAGAGTAGTAGCTGTATTCGCTACGTCAATCACCAAGGGTGCTGTACGAATATAATCTACGCTTATTGTAACCAAATCAGTAGAAGGAGAAATTTTAAAAGACTTAGGGGTACTAGTTCCATCCGTCTGAGGCTCAAAACGAGGCGTAACAATACTTGCTTTGTGAAAGGGACTTCCCTTACGGTCAGACTGCATCTGTTTTACATCTCGAACTAAAACTCTTTTGTATGTACCAGTAGTCAAACCTCCAGTTCCCAAATCAAAGGTATCGCCTTTTACTTTGGTTACAGTGTATGAAGTTGAACTAAACTTAACTGTGTCTCCCTTTCGCAAGGTATGATTGGCAGCAGTTAGAGTAGTTCCGCTTACGGCAGTAACTGTGAATGATTGCTCGTAATTTGCTGTCATATACATAATATGCATATAGTTAGGTAGAAGAGTACTAATCTTAACTACCCCAGCAACAGGAGTAACGGTCTGAGCCTTAACCAAGAATGGTATCATCTCATCGGCATCAACTTCTAAAGATTCCTTACGCCAATACTTATTTATTAAACGCTGTGTGCTCTCTGCAATCAGAGCATTGGCCTTTGCGTTATCTAAGTAAGCAGAATACGCCTTGTCTATCTTTTGCTGAAGATATGTCCAAAATTGTGCACCTGTCATTATATCAAAGATACAAAAAAACAAAGAAAGAAAAAAGGGGACATTTCTGCCCCCTCTTAGAATTTATTCTACACTCATCAAATTTAAATCTTGCCTGCTCTCTTCTTAGCACTAGCAGTTACCACAGGAATCAAATCTTTTAACTCGCTTGGTAATTCTAAACTCTCTTCAATATTTGTCTTTGTTTCAACCATTTCCGCTTTTTCCATACGATCAACTTCTGGTTTAACATAATTCTCAAACATATCAACATCGCTTAACATGGCAGCAACTACAGAATCAACACTTGTTCCAGCATTTCGTCCTCCGACCTTAAATACCGGTCCATCTTTTTCAACAATACCATATGTAATTGCTTTATTTGCATATACCGTAGCCAATCTTTCATTTGAACGAACCCCCAAATAGTTTTTAACGTAGTCCTTACGAGCTATCGCTATACCATTAAGGGTAAGACCTACCAAGTGCAAATATACCTCCATAGCGGACATATTACGTGGATTAGAGCCCAAAGCAAAAGCCAAGTTCATCTGCTCCTCGTAACTCATACTAGAAACTTGTCCAATACACTCCAAACGACCAATCAGTTCATCAAATTCATTTTGAATCCTTTCCTCTTTGATTTCAAATTTAAATTGTTGCGCAATCAAGTTTGGATTAACATAACCATCTGTAAATACCAAAGGGTGATTTTTCCAAAATTGAATTACCGCTTTTTCTTGAAAATCTTCATTGTCTAAGTTTAAAGTCAAAGGAAAACCTTCTTCAAAAGTGTATTGATATACACGATCTGATTCTTCTAACATAGTAACAACTTTTTTACCTGACATCATCAAGTACATTTCTTTGTCTGTTTTTTTGTCACGATACGAACCGACAATGCTTACATTGCCTTTCGTCCTTTGTGGAATTAATAATGCTTTGATTCTCATAATAGTTTTTACAAATATAAATTATTTTAATCATATAAACAATAAAAAAGAGGGAGATTTTACCCTCCCTCTTAAGACAATAAAGTTAAACTAAGTTTACTTAACCAATAAGGTAGTCAAAGCAGTAGTTAACGCTGCATTGTTACCAGTAGGAACTAGATAGATGTAATTCTTTTCTACACTTCCGGCACCGCTAACAGTAGCATCAGTTCCAGAATATGTTTCGAACATAAATACACTATAGTTAGTTCCAGAAACTGGAAGACCTACTGTAGCATTGAAGTTACCAGAAGCCAACAAGTCTGCACCTTTAGCACCTAATTCTACGTTACCAGCAGTTGTAACTACCGCAGCCAAGTTAGCACCTACTCCAGCACTGAAGATAGGAGTACCAGTAACAGCAGTAAGGACCAAAGTAGTAGTACCAGATGCAACAACACGACCTCCCCAGAAAGGGTGGTTGTTAATTGCAGTACGGAAAGCATCAGCAATAGTAGTCGCAGTTGCACCTGAAGCGGCAGTAGTGTGAGTAAAAGTAGCTTGTACTTCGTTAGGCAAATTGTTACTGAAAGTTTGACCTTTCTCAGCACTCAAGATAATACGATAATCAGTACTATTCGCAGCAGTTGGAGTAATAGTAACAACACGATTCACCGCAGCAGTGTACACTTTGTAAACTCCGTTTTTAATTCCCAACAAAGGAATTTGGAAGTTTTGCAAAGCAGCTGGAGTAACGACAAGTGTGTTAGTTCCACCAATTTTTAAATACCCACCTTTGTTTACGGCAGTACCATCATCGGCAGTACCAGCGATGGTAGGGATACAATAATATTTTTGTGATTGTGACATAGTTGTAAATATTAGATAGCGAATTCAATCAGACCCATTTTGTCTGCAATACAATACAAACCACAATCAGAAAGAATGTGGAAGTCAACACCATCAACATCAGAAGTACCCAAAGATACAGACTGACCGCCACTCAAGGCAGCTTTAATAGTTGAAGGATCGCTAGACTCAAGACCAATCATACCAGGAACGTAGTTCGCAATCAACTCATCTTGGTTGAAGTGGTATTTTTGAAGAGCAGCGATATTTCCAGAACCATCAGCTGCAGGAACAGCAGTAGTATCGATGAAGTAGATAGAGTTGCTCATGCGAGGCTTACCATTAATAGTAGACAATTCACCACGGAACATCTCGTCATCCAATAAAGCCCAACGTACGAATTCGATTTCCAAACCAGCGTAAGCATACTTCATTACGTTCAAACCAGTTACAGAAGCACCACCAAAGGTGTTTGCAGTACCAGCGAATTTGATGTAGTCACCCAAGATAGTTTGTAAACGAGCCATAGCAGAAGATCCCATCAAAGCAACCAATTTGCGGCCACCTTCAGCAGAGATACGTACCATTTGCTCCAAGAAATCGTTGAATACAGATTGAGTCAATTCAGAAGTCAAAGACAAGTAAGAACCACCATTGTTGATGATAGACCAACGAAGACCACCGGTAGTATAATACTCACCATGAGGACCTTGTTTGATTTGACGCTCAGAGAAAGCATATTTGTACTCCAACTGTTTAGCGAATGCTTTCAAAGTTAGATCGTCATAAGACCTCCACCAGAAATCACCATTCCACTTAACAAAAGAAGCAGTACGATCTCTACGAGATTGGTGAGAACTTTCACGAGTTACAGAAGTCAAAGCATAATCTGTATCAGGAGTGTAGTTCAAAGTGCTCTTACCTGTACTAGAACGGTTAGCAGAAGCATCAAAGAAACGCTTTGCGTGTTGTCCAGCCAAGAAATGAGTACCAGCAGTAAAAGAACTTACACTATGAGGAGCAATAGTCAAAGCATTAGCAGCAGTATCAACTGCAACAACAATACCTTGAAACAAGTTACCATCAGCAACGATATCGCTAACACGGAATTTGCTTGCATCAGATACTGGAACCAATAACATACCACTTCCAGCAGCAGTACCATTACTAACAATTTTAGAGTAAACACCCAAGTTACCCAAAGAAGAAATCTCTACTTTACTCTGAGGAGTAGAAATAGAAGAAGCCAACTTAGAAGTAAGCTGAGTCAACACGTTATAACCATAATCTTGGCTATACACCATTGCCATTTTATTAGGCAAAGAAAGTCCCTTAAGCAATAAAGATTGGCTTAAAGGAAGATTTGAAATAGTTGACATTTTTTAGTTTTTTTTGTTTTTTTGTTGTCCCTTTTTCATCAGCCAGGGAACATAGCTGCAAAAGCCTCTTGTGCGGCCTCAAGTCCTGAACCAACGCTACGAGAACTCGAACTCATGTTTTTACTAGGATTACTCACTTCAAGAATAACCTGTTCTTTACCTTCGTTACGAGCCTTTGTTACATTGGCCTTTACTAAGTCTTTTCCATATTTCATCCATAGAGATACAGAATAAACTTTTTCGATGTCGAAACTACCATCTTCATTTTGAAGTGTAAATTCTTCATTGATGAATTTTTTCAAATCATTTGACATTTCGTCCGTGATTTTTAATCCATAAACTTCTTTACCTACTACTTCTTTAGAATAATTGTCTAGTTCGACTTCGTATTTTTTAGCAATAGCCTCTTGAACTTCGGATGTCTGTTTATTATTTGCTGTCAATTGTTTCAATTTATCAGCATTTTTATTATCAAACTTCTGTTTAAAGTTTTCGGCCCATTGTTTCTTTTGGAAAATAGACGCTGAATCATATTCGTAATTTGCTTGTTCAATTTCTTCCTCTGTAAGATTCATAAATTCTTTCAAGCCCTCTTTTACGATTTTATCATCCGCCCATTGTGCATAATCATCAATTTGATATTCCTTTACAAAGTCAGCAAGTGTTTTGCCTGATTTTTTGTATTCGGAAATAAGTTTCAAATCATCATCTAATTCAAATTTTGGTTCTGCTACCTTTGGTTCGGCAGGCTTAAGATTACCAGTATTTGGTTCATCAGAATTATCCCACCACTCTTGAGTATTGGGTGTTGGTTCTGCTTCATTTGGTATTGCTTCTGCTGGGATAGGTTCAGCAATAATTGGTTCTTCTGTGGTAGGTTCTGCCATAGCAGGTTCTACTACAGGCACGGTTACAATCTGATTTCTTAACTCATCAGCAAGGTCATTCATGAATTTTTCGCTCATATTTGTATCAAATTTAATTATTTATTATTAATATTACAAATTTATTATTGTTGTGGTGGTTGTTGTTCTTGTCCTCCGCCCATAATTTGTTGCATCAAATCGTTCGGCATTTCTTCTCCATTAGCTGTTGATTTTTCAACCATAGACGAAGCCATTTTTCCTTGCACATCTAATTCTTTACGATAATTAGCACCCTCTTCTTTCATTACGGCTGCGTTTTGTTGTTGGGCCATTTGCTGTTCTTGTTGTGCCTGTTGCATCATTTGCATCATGGCTTGTTGTTTTTCAGCATCTCTCTTTTTCTTATTCAAAGAGTATTCCAATTCACTCATCAACTCAGTATAGGTCTTCGCTCTTTCAATTCTCAAATAGTCAAGCATATCAATCATTTGATTTTGCATAGCTGCTTGAGCCAAACCTAATAGACGTTCTCTTGATGCATCATCAATAAAGTCTTTTACTTTAATATAAATGCCAAGTTCTTCGAATTGAAAATCTTTAACAATCTTAAGCCATTGTTTGCCACGAGTTCCAATTACTGGAATTTCTTCTTCACTCTCAGCCATTAAAGAAACTTTAAATTGATTTAAAGCAAAACCCAATTCTTTTTGTATGAACTGAATAAAGCCTTGATATAAATAAGTAGTACCCAAATTAGATTGAGCAATTGTGCCTGCTTGGGTTTTAGCACCCACATAACCACTTTGTTGTCCCAAAGCAATTTTTGGAACTGAAACAATTTCTTCCATTAATCTTTCTTCTTCATTCCTTAAAGAAATAAGAAGATTTACATTAGGATCTAAAGTCATATCTACAACCTCTACCATCTTGGCTTCTTGACCAGATACAAAATCTTCTCCTGTAGCAGAGCCATCTGTGATGTGAATACCAATACGCTCAAAATCAGAAATAACATCTTTAGCAGTAGAAGTACCAAGTTTCTGTCTATTAATTAAATAAACCTTTCCCTTACTGCGAGTCATCATTTTTGTAATTTCATTGGTAATGTAATCGATGCGATCTTGGTGCTGGTGCAAACGAGCAACTACTGAGCGATTTTCACCCATTACCATATTAGGTATAAATACTTTTAGTGGTAATTCAACGTCACCAGGATTATCATGCTTGCGAACTTGATTTGTAATTTCCTCAAAGTCAACTACATATTTGTTACCAATCAATGTTCCTTTATAAATTGTTTTAGTCCAATATTGACTTTTGCGACCATTACGAATCTTCGAGTAGTGAGTATTACCAAACTTGTCACCAGATTTCTCATAACCTAAATCTTTCATTCCAATCCAATATCCGGTTACACAAGCCAAGGTTGGAAGATTGTTGACGTTAAAAGCCCAGTTGGTTGCGTAGGGGTGTGTAGTCAAATCCAATAGCTGATACAGATTGTTCATATTAATCTGTTTAATCTCCTCTAGTTCGGCAGTAGTTAAAGAGTCTTGATATCTTTCTACGATATCAGTAATATTCAACCAATCAATTTTTCCTACAAAACGAGCATCTGTATTAAAATCGTCATCTTTCGCCCTATCTACAATAAGATTGTGAGGAAGGATAACATCAAAATATTGTTTTCCATTTTCTATTCTGTTTTCAAGTCCTACGTATCCCCCAAGTAGAGTATACAAAAAGGCTTGTTTAAATTTTTCTAAATAACCATTACGCAATAAAATATCTTCGCACATGGTAGTTGCTATAATTTCTGAATACTCTTTATAGTCATACTCCATATATCGATATACATCTTCGGGTATTTCGAATTTTTGGTCAGCATTGCCTAAAGGGTTATATTGAATTCCAAATTGCGCCATTCTCTCAAATAGTTCTGGCATATCAAATTTCAATAAGGACTGATCCAATAATTTTGTTTTTTTATTGATAGTCGCCTTGCTTTGAGATTTAACACTTGGTTCAATATTCTCAATCATTTTAATGGCGTTACCCACCATATAGTCAACCAAAGAAGTTACCTTCTGTCCATTAATCCATACTGTAGGCAAATCACAAGAATTTTGGTCTTGTGTGGTATAATAATAATCTTTGTTATATTGTCTTCCTAAGTAGTAGGTAAACATTCTCACCACCTCATCAATGGGGTTTTCTAAATCATCTTTTTTTCTAATTCTAGAAATCCTATCGTGTCTCTTATTAAAGTGAGACATAATAAACTTGATGTTATTTTTGTACCAGTCCTTATTCTTCTCTCCAGTAGATAGAAATTGATTTGGTTGATTGGTTATAGTAAATGCCATTACTTACAAATTTAGTAAAATTTAATGATAAAACACAATTATGGCATTTAGTTATTCGTAGTCTCTGGTCCTAGTCTCTGGTTATCTTCGTCCTAGTAACACTATTTTCTTGGGTGAACCACTATTTAAACCATACCCCCCTTTCCCCCCTTTCCTTTAAACAACTAAAAAAAAGTCGTTTGTGAAAATTGGTTCAGGTGTGGTAGTGGTTGTGATTCCCAAGATACTTTCTCGTTCATCCCCACACAGTCCATCAAGACATACCCCCATCAAAAAGTAAGGACTGCGGTGCAAACATAATATGCTTTTCTTAAAAAATCAAGAATCTTGTAATTTTTTTATTGTGTATTCTATAAACTCCCCCCCTTTGGTTACAATTACCTTATCTACGATCAAACGGAAAATATACTTGTCGTTGAAGTTATAACGCTTCTGAAGTATGTCTATAAATGGTTTAACTGCATTGTCGATATCTGAGGCCACATTGGAAAACCCAATACGCAAATGAAGTTCTATGGGAATCTTGTCCCAATTAATTTTACAAGGGGGTAAAGAGTACAAAAGCAGTTTTTCGTACAGTTTATATTTTTCTGATTTGAATCGTCTGCCTTGCCAAGCTTCGTTAACTGATAAAGGCTTAACCTCTATTTTGTTTGAAAAGATTACTGTACTCTTTGGAGAGGTTTTCATAATTCACTTCTAGATCGTGGAATAAGAATAATTCCACCGGCAATCCGAAGAATTCAGAAACAATGTACGCCTGCTTTAAGGAGTAGAGTCCTTTGTCTTCGTACAACACTTTATTGATGCTAAGATCAATCTCAACCCCCATAAATTCTTTAATTTTTTGAGCCGAACACCCTTCCCCGTGGATACGATTGAGGAAGCGAACATTTTTCCTGAATCTATCCGATAGGTGTTGTACTTGTTTTTCGATTTGCGCATCGTAGTATTCTTTTCTTACTCTAGATATCAATTCATTTTCAATTAGGATATTCAGTCCTCTTTTTTTGATACCAATGGTTTTACTTTCAAGCTCATCAAAAGTCATCAGATAGAAATTTTCATTTCGAACTCTTGGAGGTATCTTTCGTTTTCTTCAATGCATCGTTTAACTTCTTTCATAACGATGATTAATTTTTGATGATCGATTAAAGATTTTCCGTTCAAGATATTGTATACGTCATATTTTTGAATTCCCAAACGAGAAGTTCTTTCTACGATACGGGCCATATCGCCCCGCTTTAACTTGTTTTTTAATTCAAGCACTCTGCTTTTTAATTCGTTGTTCATAATATTCTACAATTTTACAAAAAAAATTTGTAATTTCAAAATTATATAGTATATTCGCCTCACAAATAGATAAAAATCATGGGTTTTAAAAATGGAATGGGTAGTAAAATCTACCTTACAATTCGGGAGGGCAAAATTGCCCACAAACAAGGAGATGCTTATGTTTTGTATGATTCTTTCGAGGGTCAAATCGTAGGTATTAGCACACGTGAAGGTAAGTACGGCACAGATTTGTGTTTAGACTTATTAGACAATGACAAGGTGTATCAATTGCAAATCAAGATGAAAGGTGAAGAGCCTACTAGTAAGCAGACTTCTTACTTCATTGCTTTTGCACATTGTTGCCCTGGTATTGACCCTAGCAAAAAGGTTGAGTTTATTCCTTCTTTGAAGATTGTTGAAGACAAGAAAAGGTCGGCTTTGTTTATCAAGCAGAACGGACAAATTCTTAAGTGGTCTTTTAAAGTAGGTCAAGATGGTGTTCCTGCACCAGAGGAATTGAAGAACAAAAAGGGGGAAGTGATTTCTACTGATTGGTCAGAAGTTGAAGCGTATCGAGTTGACAGAGTAAATGAGTTTACTAAAAAGGTAATTCCTTTTGAGCCTGTACACGATATTGTTGCTGATCATGCAATGAATCCTTACGTAGAGTCTTCTCAAGACGATGATGATCTTCCTTTCTGATGCCACGTGGTGTAAATAATACAAAATTGGCCGAGAAAATTGGAACTAAAGTTGAACCTGCTCATATGAAACATTATGGGCAGGAACAAAAGGCTATAATTCGGCAGTCTTCGTTAAAAAGTGCCGTTTCTTTGGTTGAGTCCATTGTTCCAAGATTGCAAGTCGATTTCACGGTTACAGATATTCGTAACCTTACTTTGGAAACTGCTGAGTTGTTCGAAGAATGGGTCTTGAGATAATTCAAATCAATAAGGATAAGAGCTACGATGAATGGATTCAGTTCCGTACTCGTGGGCTTGGGGCCTCAGAGATTGGTACTCTTATGGGTGTCAACTCTTGGAAATCTCCTGCTGAATTATACTATCAGAAGATAGGATTGATTCCACAGAAGACAGAACAAAACATTCCTATGTTCATGGGAACTATCTTGGAAAAGACTGTTGCTGAGATATTTGAGTATTGGGATGGTGATGACGAAAGTATGCTAAGGAACTATGAAAGCCAAACTAAAGTACGTACTTTGTACGAGCCGGTTGGGTATGTGGTTAATCCACAATATCCTCATCTTTTTTTCTCGCCTGACAGATTACAAATCAAATCAAAAAACTTAAGAATAAGAGATGGTAGAATTAACTTGGAAAATGTGGAAGCTGTTATTGAGATTAAAACGATTAGTGGATGGAGTAGCAAGCAGTGGGAGGGCGGTATTCCACCGTCTTATTACTTGCAGCTGCAAACCTACTTAATGGGTCTCGGAATTGATACTGGCTACTTAGTCGCTCTAGAAGATGGAAGAAACTTAAAGGTTCACAAATTCGATAGGGATCAAGAAATGATAGATATGATTGGTAGAGTAACAGCAGACTTCTGGTCATGTGTAGAAGCAGGTCGCCTTGCTTTAGAACTAGGAGAGGACTACGAGCAATATGCTCCACCGCCAGATGGCACGGAAGCCTACTCGGAGTTTTTAAATAAGAAGTTCGCCAATCCTGAAGATAACACGATTGTGTCTACACCAGAGATAGATGAGTGTATACTCCAGTACAAGGTGAAGAACTCAGAGATGTCTATTCTAGATGACGAGAAGAGGGAAGCAGCTAATTTCATTAAGAACTATATGGGTAACAATACGACTATACAATCCGAGGAAGGTAAAGTAACTTGGAGACCCAATGCTAAAGGAACTAGAATTTTCAGAGTTGGATGAAAACAAAGGATATCGAATGGTATCGGGCTATGTGGGAGTCACGTCCACACAAATGCCAGGAGTGTGGTATACATCTACAACACTTCAGTCCGATGTACATCTCGCATATCATAACAAAAGGAAGTTATCCGAGTCTGAGGAATCATCCCGAAAACTTTATGATCTATTGTTCGCAATGTCATCAGTTATGGGAATTTGGGACTCGGACGAAGATGAAGACTTATGATGAGGCTATGGAGATAATGGATAGACTAAAAAGAGAGTATCATGAATCACGGTAGTTTATTTAGTGGAATAGGTGGATTTGATTTAGCAGCCGAGTGGATGGGGTGGGACAATAAGTTCCATTGCGACATCAACCCCTTTAGTAGAAAATTATGTAGTTTTTATTGGCCCAAGGCCGAAAGTTATGACAATATCAAGACAACTGACTTTACAATTTGGCGAGGAAGAATCGATGTCCTCTCCGGTGGTTTTCCATGTCAACCATTTTCCCACGCTGGAAAAAGGATGGGAAAAGAAGATGAACGCCATCTTTGGCCTGAGATGCTCCGGGCAATCAGAGAGATTAGACCCAAATATGTCGTGGGGGAGAATGTTCGTGGAATCCTTAGTTGGTCGGACGGATTGGTTCTCGAAGAGGTGTACGCTGACTTGGAAGGCGAGGGTTACGAAATCCAAACGATTGTACTTCCAGCTGTCGGCATCAATGCACCACACAGAAGGGACAGAGTCTGGATTATTGCTAAAGACACCAGCAGCGATGGATGCCTACTCGGAGGGACTATCGAAGAAGCAGCAGGTATTCGGGAACTCTGGAACACTAGCTCAAGAGGTGGCAACGGGGTTCATATACAAGAGGGGTTTATTACCGACCCCGAACGCTTGCGATTGGAACTCGGCCAAGATGCCACAGACTTACATCGCCTCAGTTCTCAGACACAAGGAGAAAGGAGTCAATCAGCAGTTAACATTACGCCAGATGACAATGTTCATTCCGAACAAGGTGGACCATCCGAAATTTGGAACGGCTTCCCAATTAAATCCCCACTTTGTAGCGGAGATGATGGGCTTCCCACTGAATTGGACGGACTTGCCCTTCCTAAGTGGAGAAAAGAAAGTATAATGGGCTATGGCAATGCCATTGTTCCTCAAATTGCTTATCGTATATTTGCAACTATAGATAAAATATGAAATACACAGTAAGAGGGCCACGAGTTATTTTAACTCCCCCAGTAATTAAACAGAGTGTGATCGAAGTAGACGATAAGTTGAAAAGAGAACTGATGGAAAAGGAAATGAAGAAATGGTGGAATTTGACAGTTCTAGCCGCTGGAGATGAGGTTGTAGGAATTGAAGTGGGTGACGAAGTTTATGTCAACCCTATCTTCTTGCACAATGCCGAGAGAATTGAAATAGATGGCGTAGAACGCATGATTGTGCGTGCTGCTGATATATCTATCGTTTGGAAATAGTATCTTCGTATAGAATGTCCCCACCTGCATACCGTAAGATCTGCTCGTGGGGCTTTTTTTATACTCACAGTATCAATTTGCGCCCGTTTTTAAACTATTGCGCCTACTTTACTTATTTTTCACACTATAATGTGATTTTCTTATTTATTTTAATGGCTATCGTAGTTATTGACGCATAAATCATATCATAATGTTAGTTAAGGGTCCACAAATGCTAGTAAGCTGAAAAAGTGGCAAATGTTTGCACAAAGTAGTGAAAAGTAATACCTATTGCAAAACAATTATAGTTTTCTTTAGTTAGTCTCACGAAACACCGAGCTGAGACCAAAAAAACTAGAGTACCCTACAATTATACCCCCTGGTATAATACCGTTCGGTAAAAATATACCCCCCCATACCAATATCAAGGCTAAATATTCCCTTTCGGTAAAAAATAGCCCCCCTACCTAAAAATATAGTTTATGCTTGGTGTGGAGGTAATATATCGTTGCAACCAGACCGGCTGTCAAAAAAAAACACCCCCCGCCCTATCTCATTGGTGATCAACGATTTAACACCGACCTCATTGCCAGGCCTACCTTCATCGCTTTTTTACAATAATAAAATCCACATAATCCATCACTAATCGTGTACACATTCGACCGAATGTAAACGCTCTCAGCCCAAGCCTAGCAAGGATCTACGCTGGAAGTGTCCACTAAACTGGGCACAGCTCACACATAAGGAACGCATGCGCATACGCCCTCGATTCCATAAATCGCAAAAGGGATTTCTCCATGCCTATGCCATAGGTAAGCATCCACCACCAAATCAAATTTGCGATTCATCTGATGCATCAAATATCGAATTCTCTTTTTTTCTTTGCCATGTCCTAAACCCATGCAAAATCTATCTGATGCACAAAACTGTCAAATCGGTGAAATTATTTTTCCCAATGTTTACTAGGGCTGACGATACTATTTTCACTTTTTTCAAAAATAATTCTTGCATATTAAATTCTTTTACCATTATCTTTGTGGCATAGAAAAACACAACCAAAACACAAAACAAACAAACCATGAAAAACACAATCGCAACCCCAATCACTATGAAAGCACAAATCATCTTATCTCAAATTGTTGATGGTCAAACCATCTATTCTCACTCTGTTACCATGAATGATTCATTCGATGGCAAGAAACTAGGTCAAATCGTAGGTGCTTTGGCACATCGTTACTACCAACAAATCATTGCTACCAAGATGAACAATGGTGGGAAAGGCTTGAACCTACGCACCCCATTCGACATTCAATTCCTTATTGATGGCGAGACCTTGGTTGACTCAGTAACTTTTGACGAGGACATCAAGGCTCGTATCATCATGGGTACTACCAAGAAAGGCCAAATGCGTTTTGCTCGTCTCCTTGCTGTATCTCTCTACCATGGCATGAAAGGTGAATTCCTTCCGACCAAGCCTATGGTTGACTTACTTGATGAGTGTAATACATTCGATGTCGAGCAATTGATGGCCGATGTTCGCACTCTACTAGATATGCCATTCGGGGCGTAATCTAACCAAGGTGACCCAAGTGGGCATATAGTGTAGGAGCGTTACCTACATCACCTACAAAATCGTTCTGATTCTTGCATCTGAGACCCAATGTACATGACCAAGGTCATGCTCAGCGAACTGAAAAGTTGGCACATTGCAGATGTATCGTTCCTTGAAATATCGTAATTCTGGAAGTGTCCACTATTTTAGACACACCAATCACGACACAATATCTTCCGCCAATATGCAGAATCCAATGAAATGGTATGGCATATTGGGTAATATTGTTATGCATACTAATGTCGAGGCAAGCCTCACACATGGTGCAAGTTCCATGGCATTAGCCAAAAAATAATTCACTCATCACATGAAAAACAATCTCAAATTTATCATGCCTTTCCTATTCGGAATGCTAGGCACAATCGTATTCATCCATGCAGTTTTCACTTGCCAATTCGATGTGGCTCTGCCATCAATGATATTCGCATCTTTTTGGATTATCCTTTTAACTAAAATTAAATAAACAAGACCATGACTAACGAAATCAAATCTTTCTATTGGAACGCCAATGCTCAAAATTGCATCGCAATCCTTAATTATGAATTCCAAGAAGTAACGAAAGTAAGTAACGATTCATACGGAAACGATGAGTCACCATCCGCCAGTTTTACTATAGATGAGGTAATTTACAAGTTATTTTTCCCATCTGACTACCAAGGTGACTATTCTGTATTCCTCCTACTAGACGAGACAAATTACGATGATAATTTTGAGTTCAAAGTATTGGGTCAGTTTGTCACCATTGCTGATGTCCTTACCTATTTTAAGAACCTTAATATAATCTGAGACCCAACACTAATGAAGATCCTACAAGAGATGCTGATTGCTACGGCATTACTTTCCACAATGATTTACGGCATCTATTGGATGCTTGACATTAAAAACCTAAAAAAATAAGACCATGAATAACTTCTATGATTTCCAAATTGACAATGTTGATTTCACTTGCGAAACTCCTTTCGAATCAGTAAACGATGTATTTGCTTACGCCAAACAAATTAAGGCAACCTTCGTCCGTCAAAACTATCGTGACTGCACCCCTTGGATGCGTAAGGTAGTTGGTGAGTATGGCGAATGGTTGAGCCTAGACGAATTCGAATCTGCATTGTACGAGTATAACCACAAGTAATTCACTCATCATCCTACCATGAAAAATCGTATCATATATCGCCAAGGTGATACCATCACCATCGTAACTTCAAACACAACTTCAAATAAGAAGATTGCCGAGCCTAAAGAAAAGATTATTCAGACCTACCATTTTTCCAGAAGTCAGTACGAGAATGCCCAAGCAAAGACGACCATGCGAGAATTCTTTTCTCACGATGGGGCTGTGTGTATGGATTGCCCTTTTGCTGTCAGTAATGGTGCATCTTTATCTGCTTGCTATACACATAAGATGATGCAGTATAGTGGATTCTTATCCTCGCTCCGTTCTATAGGAAAGGTGACAGAAAGCTTTGATGACATACCCGAATTATGTATCGATATGTATAACGATATTGTAAACCTATGTTGGAATCGATATGTGCGATTTGGTACATATGGTGAGCCATCCTTGATGCCTATAGATTTGATTGAACGAATTTGTATGTATTGCAAGAATTGGACGGGATACACCCACCAATGGAGTAAGAAACCCGAATATGCACCTTACTTCATGGCATCCACCCACACCGAGGACGAGGAAAGAATTGCATCGCTCATTGGATATAGATCCTTCGTGGCATCGCCCATCAGCATCCCTAAATTTATATCATGTCCCGCATCAGAAGAGATGGGATTCAAATCGAATTGTAGTAAGTGTGGCCTATGTTCTGGCACTAAAGGAAAAGGAACTAAATCAGTAATAATCTTAGAACACTAAAAAATATGAACACAGAAGAATTTTACCAATGGGTAGTCAACATGATGGGAGCATTCCCTACAGATGCTGACAAGAGAAACCAAATCAAAGAACTTTACTACTTAGCCCTCAGCGAAATCGAAGAGGGTGGATCCGAACGAAACGAAATTGACCACGCAGTAAATGACATCAATTCACTCATCAACGAAAACCTATGACCTACCTAAAATTAACTAGAGTACACCTTACTATACAAGGCGAACTAAAAGAAGATTACTTGTATGTAAATCCTCAGCACATCAGAGTATTCAGCGAACACTATGAAGATAACTTTGAAATGTTTGTAACTGCAATCAGTTGGGCACATCCACAATACATGGAAATCTATGTAAAAGAAACACCTTACCAAATAGAACAACAACTAACCCTATCATGAAACTAATCAAACTAACTTTGACAAAAAGAAAAGAATTTCTGTATGTCAACCCCAATCAAATCGGTCACTGCTATCGAGTACCCGAAAAAACAGAATACTCTATAGTAATTGCAGAACATACAAGAGTTGGTATAACCACACACAATAATGGGGGCTTTGAAGTAATGGAAACGCCCGAACAAATCATCAAACTAATAGATAAACTATGAGACAACTTAATGTATTAATCGCTTGCGAGTTCAGTGGTACTGTTCGCAATGCCTTCCGTAAACTTGGTCACAATGCTTTCTCTTGTGACCTTGAGCCATCAGATGACGATTCGCCTTACCATCACAGAGGTGATGTGCGTAATTTACTAACAGCATACCAATGGGACTTGCTCATCGCTCACCCACCATGTACCTACCTTACCTTGGCTGGAAATAGATGGTTCAAGCCCGAATACGCTGAGAGATTCCCTACTCGTATTCAAGACAGACAAGATGGTGTTGACTTCTTTATGGAACTTATGAACGCTAACATACCACACATATGTGTAGAGAATCCTATTGGGGTTATGTCCTCTATCTTTCGTAAGCCCGATCAAATCATTCAGCCTTGGCAGTTCGGAGACCCATTCCAAAAAAGTACTTGCCTATGGTTGAAAGATTTGCCACAACTAGAGCACACCAAAGTAGTTGACAAAGGTGAATTCTTTGAATGGACTGATAAGAAAACCGGCAAGGTTAAACGCCAAGCCCAATGGTATATGGATGCCCTCATTGGCAAGTCATCATACGAGAGACAGAAGATTCGTAACAAGACCTTCCAAGGTATCGCTGATGCCATCGCTGATCAATACTCACAATACATCATTAGTAAAAAATAATTTGATATTGTATTATATTATACTATATTTGCACAACCTAAACACATAAAAAAAACACATATGAACAAGAAACAAGCAATCGCAATTATCAAGAGTAACAAATTCTTCTCTGCTGAATTCCTTAAAAAGGATGGTACAATCAGATTCATCACCGCTAGGGCCGGTGTAAAGAAAGGTCTTAAGCCCGATGCTAAACCCAAAAGCTACAATCCAACCGAGTTGGGTTATGCTACTGTATGGGACTTAAAAGAAAAGAACTATCGCCTTATCAATCTTCAAACACTCATCAAGGTTAATCAACAAATCGTTAAATAAAAAGCACTATGCCAAACCATGTTCAATACCAATTCATCTGTGCTGAGTTAAGTGCAGAGCAATTAGAAAAGTTAAATGTAATCTCCCAGACTCTGAATGGATTCTGTGGGTACTACCGCCCGATGCCCGATGATATCCGTGACACGACATCCCCTTGCCGTATTGTAACTCAGAAGGAGTACAATAAACAAATGAAGGAGAACGAGAAGATCGATCGGACTCAGCCTTGGTATCACGAACCTAAGCCAATCACCAAGAAGATGCAGAAAGCATTGATTGATAAGTATGGCACAGACAATTGGTACGATTGGGCTTACAACAATTGGGGTACTAAGTGGGGATGTTATGACCTTGAGAGAGATGGTAACAACCTCAGTTTCTCTACCGCTTGGAATCTATTCGATACCTCTCTGCTTACAGAGATAGCAGTTGACTTCCCTACATTCGTCTTAGCCTATGAAGAAGAGCAAGGATGGGGTGGTGAGTTTGTATTCGAGGATGGCGAATGTATTGAACGCACAGAATACGATGCACCTACATGGCACTCTACTGATATCGAAACAGAAGATGGAACTATCACGCAGTTGTTGTTCCCAATATCTGAGTCCCATTTCAATGAAGAGGCTAGCCCAGGCTACTACTACTACTATGACACCAACCAGCCCGTACCCGAAAGTTTCTTAACACAATATAACTTAAACTAAATAAAAATAACTATGGGACAATATTATTATGCAGTCATCTTGAATGACAACAAAACAACAATTAAACATTGGATGTATTCACACGATTATGATAGTGGATTAAAACTAATGGAACACTCTTGGATTAAAAATCCATTCGTATTAACCTTTGAAACTCTATTAGATGAGACACCCCAAAGAGTCGTATGGGCTGGTGATTATGCTGATCAATGTAAAAGACGCAAGACCAATGTACACGATCGATGCTTGGACTCGACTAAGGTTCGCCCATGGGTCAAAGAAAACTTCTATCGTTATGTTGTTAATCACTCAAAAGGTTTATTCATAGACAAAAAAGAAATACCAGAAGTTGATGGGTGGAAAATTCATCCTTTGCCTCTTATGACTTGTGAAGGTAATGGCAGAGGGGGTGGAGACTATCGCACAGAACATAATGATTTAATTGGTTCTTGGGCTAGAGATGTAATATCTGTTAGTAATACCAAGCCAAAAAATATGTCTAAAATAATCTTTAATCTAACCGAACAATAAACTATGAACTTATATCAAATTAAAACGACCGCTTACGATGAGGAGGATATGCTCCTTGTAACTGATGCACCTGATGATGCTATCGAGAGAGTACTAGAACCTATGGTAAAAGCAGAACGAGAAGAAGACCAATGGTTTGATCACGATGATTATCTGATAGCACTACGCACAGAATTACCTCAATTTACTTTCTTTTATTACACCGAACCTCATGTTATAGACCTATGAATAAAACAACACTCATCGAACAACTCCTCAAAAAATATCCTAAAATGTTAATCTTTGCCGATGGCAACGGATGGACTGAAAACTCACCCGATTGTTTCTCAGTCTCAGCAGAAGAGCCGGTGATGGACTCTCGTGGATACGATATGTTCAACTATTGGACAGAGAACTACACCCACTACGATCTAGGTGTAAGTACAGAACTAACAGCCTTCCTTGAAAAGAGTGGCTACTTTGCTCAGTGGGTTAACCCGGGCGTTATTGGAATCTATAAAGACTAAATAAAAAAAAATATGATACACCAAATTATTGCACAAGTAGAAGAATCAGATCGCAACATCTATCTAACCATTAAAGATGGTGCTCTGGCATCTGTTAATTACTCACAAGGACTTGGAGACATCGACCTCCACTTCCTCACTACTCACAATCAAGGAATCACATCGTTCGTTATTCGTGAACTTGACAAACAAGGAGATGACTTGTACTCACCAGAGTTCTTCTTTCCATCGCCATATTGGGATGAGCAAGTTAAGGTTATTGATGATGCCATTTGGAGTTGGGTAAAAATATACAACAAGAAAGCCGAAGTAATAGAACGCATCGAGTGGTTGGAAAAGGGAATAGATAATCTAAAAGCTGAAATTAAAATAATCGATGGCACTTATGGAATTTAAGATAACACATACACCAATGCAATCTCCTGAATTGGGAGTACAAAAACCAAAGGAGATTACTTTTTCCTTAGGTCAGATTGAACAGATGTATGAAGGCAGAGGTAATTGCTGTCGGTGTGGATGTGCTGGTAATTACCACACCTTAGAAAACAATTCTCGCAAGATTATCAATGCACTACAAAAAATGGCATCAGGCAAATACCATGTAGAATCTATTGATGACTACATCTTCGAGATTGTCCTCAAAGAATACACAAACAGATGGGGAGAGTTCAGTAGAAACAAAGTACAAACAATCTATCTAAACAAATAAAAAAAAGACATGAAAGTATTAGAATTATTCGCTGGTAGCCGTTCAATCGGTAAGGTATGTGATGAGTTAGGTCACGAGGTATTCTCCTCAGATTGGACTCCCTTTGATGGCATTGACTATGTGGCTGATATCAATCAGTTCAATGCGGATAAAGTACCCTTCATCCCGGATATGATTTGGGCCTCACCTCCGTGTACTACATTCTCTGTTGCCTCTATAGGTAAACATTGGGATATGAATCGGAGACCCAAAACAGAGGCAGCTCTGATGGGTTTGCAAATCCTTAAGAGAACGATTAGCATCATCGAGTATTTTCAAAAATTAAATCCTAATCTGATATGGTACATTGAGAATCCTCGTGGTATGATGCGTAAGATGGATGTATGGGGTGAGATACTTCACATCCGTAACACCGTCACCTATTGTCAGTATGGCGACAGCCGTATGAAACCCACAGATATCTGGACCAATAACTACCAATGGCAACCTCGCCAAGCGTGTAAGAATGGTATGTCTTGCCATGTCTCAGCACCTCGTGGTAGTCGTACCGGCACTCAAGGTTTATCCGGTTCATACTTAAGATCACAACTTCCACAACAATTATGTAAGGAGATAGTAGAATGTACTTATTAATAGCAGACGAACTAAAGAACAGAGGGGCTGTTGTATACAACCCCTTTCACTATGGCACTAAGCCAGCAAGGTATGTATTACCTTTGCCCTTGGAATTTTCTACACCAATCGATGAGATATCAGTGGAGGACTATTTGATATCTTGTGAAGATAGGATATCTGAGACCCTTGCCTATATCAACGAACACTCATCTCTTGTCTCTAATGATTCAATTTATTTTGAAATCTTTGCTGAGGATTCCTTCTACAATTGGACGGCAGACATTTATTTTGATGATCTTCAAGAAGCCATTAAGTTTGCTTGGGTATTTGACCAAAATGAAATCTATGACTCAGTTGAACAAGAAATTATTTACTTAGATGAAATGGATTAGGGGCATATTCTATTGTTTATTTTTTGTGATAATCATCTTTATTTATTTTGCCATGATGGAACAATTTATTTATATGACAAAGAACAGATGAAATCAATAGAGGTAAATCTACCAATGGATGTCTATGACAAACTGGTAGCAAAGTTTGGGTCTCAGAAAAGAATCGAAGATTTATTCACCATTAAATTGGAAAATAGATTGAAGGCTGAAGTGTATCTATCTCGCAAGAGAGTCAAGGAATTTGAACTGACTAAGACACTGACGATATATGTCAAGGACGGTCTGTACCCACACTTAAACGAGTATTGTATTCACCGATCCGTAACCAAAGGAGAGATGTTAATGAAGATGATTAAAAAAGTATTAAGCAGATGAAAAACGCAGTAGGATACATCCGGGTAAGTACGGATATGCAAGCAGATAAGGGTACATCCCTTGACAACCAGATAGCACGCATCCAAGAGTATGCTAACTCAAAAGGCTTTTCTTTGGAAAATATTTTCGAGGATGCTGGTTATAGTGGAAAAAATACCAAGAGACCTGGCTTTCAGTCTATGTTTAATCGACTAAGAAGTGGTGGGGTAGATGCTGTAATCGTATGGCACACTACACGATTTGCTCGTAACCTCAAGGATAATATCGTACACATGGCGGAGTTGGAGCAGAGAAAGATTAAGTTCTACTCTATAGAAGAACCTATGATGTCTGGCTCCTCAGGTAAGGCTATGCGAAATCTGATGGCCGTTTTTGCCGAGTATCAAAGCGATGTCACCGGAGAACATACACGATCCGTTAAGAGCAACTTGAAGAAGACATACAAAGTGTATTGTCCTTATCCTCCCCTTGGGTTTAAGAATGAAGATGGTAAATTGGTCCGAGACCCAAAGGCATATCAAATTGTCGATCAGATTAAAGTATATCACAATCAAGGTTTATCATTACGCACTATTGCTCAAATGATTAATATGATGGGACATACGGGTAGTAAAAATGGAAAATTTCATGCAAGTACAATTCAAAAAATACTAAATAATAATATCTATAATGAACATAGAAACTAAATACGATAAAGAACTACGATATAAAATCTTAGAACTCTTAGAAGAAATTGTTGGTGTACCTAGAGAGTATTGGGAAGTCATGCGAACAAAGGAATCAGACGAGGTATTGATTAGACAAATCTATTGCTATTTACTTAGCGAGTATACTGATTTTAATCTACAGAAGATTGCCAATATCCTTGGCTTTAAGTATCACACCTCTGTCATGAGAACCATTACCATAGTTAAAGAATGGCAAGCAATCAATACCCCTAATCACAAGGGCAACCACATCATCAATCAATTCAAAGAAGCATATGAAAAACGACATTCAAGTATTATTAACATATCTGCTTGACAAGGCAAACCCTTCGTGGCAGTTTAATGAAACCTTAATGGAGGCATTCGATAATCTGAATGCTCCTACCTCTAAACGATTTGAGCCTCCAGCACTGCATGAAGTTGCCACGGAACTTAAGAGACAGAATGTTCGTCATCCTAATGTACAAGCGGATAAGTTTTGGAACTTCTATGAGTCTAAGAATTGGATGATCGGAAAGAACAAGATGAAGAACTGGAAAGCTGCCATCAAAACTTGGAACTTTGAAAAAGATAATTTAATATTGTAACCCTTTATAAGAATTTATATGAATTACTATTTGGACTCAGACCTTAATTTAATCCCCCAACCTAAGAAACCTTGGGGTAAAATATTAATTGTATTATTGATGTTATTAATTGTATACTTATTGATGAAATTAGTTACAACTACACCAACTTTTAAAGTTGTGTATAAATATATTCACCCTACAGAACAGCAAGATATTGAATTGTCTGAAGAGGCAATTGTTAAATGTTTGCACGACAATGGTTGCGTTCTAGCCAATGTGGCTGTGGCCCAGGCGAGATTAGAATCAAATCTTGGAAAGAGCAATGTAGGAAAGCAAGCCAAAAATATGTTCGGCATCACTCATCACAAATGCAAATATGTTTCTGGTAAACATGGGGTGTACGCCAAGTATAAAACATATGAGGATAATATTAAATGCTACATTCACATTCAAGATCGATATTTGCAGAACATCAACGGTGTGTATGCAACTGATCCAACTTACATTACTAAAATAAAAGAACAGAAATGACAAACAATAAACAACAAACGGCAGTGGAGCAATTAATAAACCACTTAATGGAATATGGGTTTGATTTATCACTTCATAAAATAGAAATTGAACATTTTAAAGAGATGCAAAAAGACCAACACATAAAAAGTTGGGAGGCTGGTCTAATGAAAGTTGACTTTAATGAATACTACGAACAAACCTACGGAGGCAACAAATGAAAAACACGATAAAAGGGAATTTTGTAGGGTTTACAAACGGTGACCCTAC